GCGCAGCGCCATCGCGTCGGCCAGTGCGTTGTGCGGATTTTTGGAAACCGTGTCCACTCGCAAGACCTGCATCGTCAATGGTGGCGTGTCCAGTCGTGTGCCAGGCCCGGTGACCAGCACTTTGCATAACCACATGATGTCCTCTGGCCAGTCGGCAATGATGTGCACGCTATCAAACTGGCTGAGAAAGTTCTCCAGTTGCTCTTGCAAAGAATTGATGACAATCCACGGCTTACCTAGTTTTGGCATCACGTTTTCAGCAACCCAAGGGTCTGGATTTTCGCATCCAAGCACCTCATAAAAAGCGCGACCATCTTCGGAAACTAGCGCCAGCGAGATAAGTTCTCCACCGTAGCTGTTCCATTCACCGTCGATAAATATGTTCATTTGTGTTGATCTTCCAATATTTGTGCTTTGACGATTTCAAGAATTCCGATGGCTTCGGCCAGTGAGATTCGATCTGCATATTCGTAGACCACAGCCTCGATCTTGTTTGCCATCTCGCCAAGATGCTCGCGTCTGAATGGCACTGTGACGATGTTGCTCATGCTTCACCCCCAAACTCACTCAGGCATTTTTTGCAGACAATCAATCCGCGCATTGCCCTGCGATATCCACAATGTTCACACATCATTTGCTTCTCCTTTTTTCATGCTTCCACCAAAACCAAGAGACCTCTCTTGGGTCTAAATCCCACGGCTTCACGCCAGTGAGCAACTCCTGATACCTGCGAAACCTGCGCAGGCCCTTCTCCAAAATCTGCCGCACGCGCTCTTGCTTCTTGCCGATCATCTCTCCGGCCTCTTTCAGCGTGCAGCCTTGAATCACACAAAGTCCAATCACCTGCTCCTCTGCTTCGGTCAATGGCGTGATCTCAACCAGCCGTTTTGCAAAGTCTTGCATCAGCCACAAATCTGGGTCGGTCTGCTGTTGCCAAGACCATCCCATCCGAGGCAACTCTGGTAGCTCGTCGTCCCGGCTGTACCAGATCGCCTTGACCTCGCTTGGCAGCTTGGCCACGCCCAGCTTGCCATAGTGTTCGCCTCTCAAGTCCAGCTCCGCTTGATCACCCGGTGAAACTTCCCGTCCAGGCGGTACTCGATGCTCTTGGGTGGCGTGCTGTTGCTCATCTGAACCGACAGGTAGTCCAGCCCCTGCTCACCCTCCAAACGCGCAGCCTCGGCCAGATTCGCCCCAGACGAGTTGGCCATGGCGAACAGTTGCTGCATGGCTCTCTGGCCTGCATACCCGTCGTGCAGCACTGGCAAGTACTCGGTGATCGGCTTGTCCGACAGGCTGCCGTAATAGGTGCACGCCAGCATCATCTTGCCGCTGGCCCGGCTGGTGTGGATGCGCCAGTTCCAAGCGGTCACCTCGAGGTCTTTGCCCTCCAGCCCCATGATGTCATCGTTGCGCAGCGCCAGCTTCTTCTTCTCAGGCTCTGGGAAGGCGTGACCGCAGGCAGGGCAGGCCATGGCGCTGATGTGCACCAGCTCCCCGCAGTTGTCGCACACCTTGACCGGTGCCTCGCCGTTGCCATCCCCGCCGCGCTTGGGGGGCTGCACGTTGGTGATCGGGCCGTGGGTCTCAACCACTCCGGCAAAGTCCAGCACCAAGCAGTGGTCGGTGTGGCTCTTAGGACGCATGCCCCGGCCTGCCATCTGCACATAAAGGCTGGCGCTCATGGTGGGGCGCATCATGGCAATCAGGTCAATGTCTGGGTAATCAAAGCCGGTGGTAAGCACGTTGGCATTGGTCAGCGCTCGCAGGCGACCGGCCTTGTAGTCGGCCAGAATCTGCTCGCGTTCTTTCTTTGGTGTCTCGCCAGTCACGCACTCAGTGGCCACGCCGTTGGCATTGAGCACATCGCAGACCCGCTGCGCATGCTTCACGCCCGTGCAAAAGAACAGCCATGCCCGTCTATCTTGTGCCAGGGTGATAACCTCGCGCACCACGCGCTCGTTGTTGTCGTCCGTGTCCACAGCCTCCTGCAACTCGCTCTCGATGAACTCGCCGCCCCGCTTGTGCACCCCGCTGGTGTCCAGGCGCTGTTTGGTGATCTTGCTGCGCAGGGTGGCCAAGTGGCCTTTGAAGATCAGCTCCTCGATGCTGACCGGCTCGATCAAAGCATCGAACAGCGCAGGCTTGTCCGTGATCAGGCCGTGCCCCAATCTGTAAGGTGTGGCCGTAAGCCCCACCACCCGCAGGCTCGGATTGATGGCCAGCAACTCGCCCAGAAAATGCCGGTAGCCGCCCTCGTCCTTGTGGTTGACCAGATGGCACTCGTCGATGATGACCAGATCAATGTGGCCGATCTGCTTGGCTTTCTTGCGCACCGACTGGATGCCTGCAAAGGTGATCGGCTCGCCCAGTTGCCGCTTGCCGATGCTGGCGCTGTAGATGCCCATGGGGGCACCCGGCCAGTGCTGGCGCATCTTCTCGGCATTCTGCTCGATCAATTCTTTGACGTGCGTGAGCATGAGAATCTGCGTCTCTGGCCAAGTCTGCAAGGCATCCTTGCAAAGCGCTGCCACGATGTGGCTCTTGCCTGACCCGGTGGGCAGCACCAGACAAGGGTTGCCCTTGTTGACTGCCTCGAACCACGCATACAGCTGGTCGATGGTGCGCTGTTGGTAGTCACGGAGCATTGCTGCTCCTTGCTCGGATATCGACAGCAACCATTTCTCGTTGCCTCTGCTGAATCGCGTCAATCTCAGCATTCGTTCCAGCTCCAGATCCTCTGCTATTCGGAACAAATCTACACGATATGCACTCACCAAACAATTCAATGCAGGCGTGCTGCTCTGTGTATTTATCCCATTGATTGCCGCAGCAAAGACATTGGACTTCATTTAGGTTCATGACTGACTCCTTGCGCGGATTGCATAAACAATTTTGTTTTGTAATTCCATCAATTGATTGCACTCGCCATCGTCCTCTCCATCAACTGTCTCAATAATTTGAAGGGCAGCCTGCAACAGACCAATCAGAACACCAGCCTCTCCACGCAATCTGATCAGTTCTTCTGAGACATTCTCACGCTCTGCTTTGACTGCCGCCTCTAGCCTGTCACGCCACTCTCGTTCGACATTGTTGGCAATATCAAGTCCGCTTACTGTGCTCATTTCACAATCCTCCCGCCAAACTCCCTGCGCATCTCGGCAATGAACTCATCCCCGCTGGCGCATGCGCTCGGGTTGGCCACGATCTCTTTGCTGGCGAACACATGCACGTCCGGCTCGCCATTTCGCACCTGCTTGCCATCGATCAACCACACCGCCTCCCACTGGCTGCTGGCGTCTGCGTCCAGTTGCCAAGGCACCAGATCGGGGTGGATAACATGGCTGTAGCAGCCCTCGCGCTGAAACTCGACTGGGATGCCATCGGCCTCGTGCCTCTCGCAGCGCCACGTGCTGTCTTGCTGGGCCGTTGAGTGGGCGCAGGTGCGACAGTTCACGTGCTTGGCCAGCTTGGTCTCGTGGCAAAACTCATAGGCCGGGCAGAACTTGCACTGGTACCAGCTGGCCGAGGCACCCGGCATTGGCTCGGGCATTCGGTCGGCCAAGGTGATGCGCTGGCCACGCTCGATGGCCTTTTCAGCCGCTGCCTTGTCGTACTTCACGCGCTCGGTGTAGATGCGGTCGTCGTCCTTGCACACCGCCACATACAAAGCCCGGTCGATCTCGGTGCCGTGCATGTAGACCTGCATCTGCACCCAGTGCTGGGGCTTGGACTTCTCCACCCCGTCCTTGACCATCTCGTCAAAGGACTTCTTGCTGTGGGTCTTGAACTCGGCAATGTGCCGGGCCTTGGGCGCTTCAGGCACGCCGCGCTCGATGATGGCGTCCAGGCTGCCGGAGACGTGCGCACCGAAGTCCACCCTGGTCTGCTTGCCGCCCGTCGTGCCCCGCACGTCCAGCCCAATGGCTCGCAGGTCAGAGACGATCGTAGCCTCCTCCATCTGGCCCCGGCGAAACAGGCGCAGGATGCGACCGGGAAACTGCTCCTGCACAGCCCACCGAAACGACAGCCAAAGCCACCTGTCGCACGGATGGCCAAGTAAAGACGCACCTAAGTGAGGCCTTGGCGGGTCGTTTTTTTCCTCGTGGTGTTTGTCGATCAGCGCAACAATGCTATGCTCTGACTCAGGGATTTTCATGATCTCTACTCCTTCAGGTTGGAAGTGCCCGGTTCTCTTACGAGACCGGGCTTTTTTTTGCTTACTTCTTGGCCCAAGGTGGCGCAGCCTTGCCGGACGCTGCCGGTGCTGCTGCCGCCGTTTGTGCTGGCGCTGATGCCGCCGCAGGCGTGGGCACGCTGCCGCTGGTGGCCTTGAAGCCCTTGACATCGTTGTTCGGCGCGTAGCCTTCCTGCGTGCGAATCTCCAGCTTGATCTGCAGGCTGCCGCCGATCAGCTGGTCGGTGTCGGTGACCTTGGCCAGACCGATCGCTCGCATGATCTCGCCCAGTTGCTGGCGACCAATCTCCTCGGCCTTGGGGTTCGGGTTCTTGATGTTCAAGTTGCCAAACACCACCCGGCCTTGATGGGTCGGGCCGGTGATGTCGTAGCGCACCGCAATGTACTGGCCGTTGCCAGCCTTGGTGCTCTTGAGTTCAGCGCCGGTGATGTTGGCGTGGTACCAGCCGGGTGGCAAGGGGTCAAAGTTGCCGTTGCCTTGTGGCAGCTCGTTGACGTCGTAGGTTTCGTTCAAAAATGCCATGGTGTTTACTCCTTGATAGTGGCGTGGGTGATGGTGAAAGATGCTCGGCCAGGCTTGGCCGTGATTGCTGGTGCCAAAGGCCCGGTGATGGCCTCGTTTGCTGCCTTCCAGACAGCCATGTTCAACTCCGGCTTCCACCGGAACAGGCTGGAGAGGTGCTCGGTGAGGCCGTGCTCGGCTGCAAGCTCTTGCAGCTTGTCGCTGTCGACCTTGCGGTCGATGCGACCGACGATCTTGATGGTGAACATCTCAGGCGCGACCGTCTCTGTCCCGTCCAAGCTCTCGGCAATGCCTGCCAAGCTCTTGATGCGGTCTTCGATCTTGCGCCGGTCGCTGGTGGCTGTGCCTTCGCGCTCCTTCGCGTCAAGCCACATATTGGCCAGCTCGTTCAAATCGTCGGTTTTGATCTTCTCGTCGATCATTGCTTGCCTCCGATCTTGGTGATGATGCCGCCTAGATCGGGGGCTTCCCAAGCCTCTAGCTTGCCGCTGCGGTCTTTGGCCAGCCAAATCCCGTCGCTGTCACACATCAAGGCACGCTGCGTCACACCCTCTGCGTCGCGCTCAACCCGCAGGGCCAGCACCTCGTCGAAGAAGTAGGGCAGTCCTTGGGTCAGGCTCTTGCCGGGCATGCCGGGGTTGTAGAGCATCTTGCCCATCTCGTCCTGGCTCTTTTCCAGCTTGGCCGACATGTACACGTGCTTGCCGGGCAGGTCGCGGAAGGCGCGAATCAGCTCGGTCATGGTGGTGTTCATCTCGCCGTAGGCTGCGCGACCGTCCTTGTTCTTCTTCATCTCGTGGTGCAAGACCACCTCGGCCACCTCGCTGATCGAGTCCAGCGCCACCGACTGAAAGCCTGCCGCCTCCTTGCTGTCCTTGCACCAGTTGTAAGCCTCGCGCAAGTCGTCCATCGAAGCCACCTCGATATAGGGCAGGTCTGCGTCCTGAATGGACAGCAGGCCACCCTCGGCCGAGAGGACGATGGGGTTTGGCAGGCTTTTGATCAGGCTGGTTTTACCCGCGCCTGCCTGCCCGTAGACGAGCAGCTTGACTCCGTTGGCGGTCAGGCCGCCCGTGCTTTTTAAATTGATTGCCATTTTTGGCACTCCTTCTTGGGTTGCTGCGCCTTCGGCCAATTCCGTTCGCGCAGTGGTTGCACTGTGCCACAAAATCGAGTACAGTGCAAGCACCCCCGAAAAAATATATTTGAAGGTGCAAACTATGATGACTGTTGAGCAGATTAAAAAGCGGCTGGAAGATGCCAATCTAAAGCGGGTGGCCGAGAATGCCGGTGTGCATCCGGCCACGGTCTACCGATTCATGCAGGACGATTCCAAA